GCCCCAGCGTCCTGTTCGTGTTGTGCTGTCACCAATAAAGGTTGCACCGATTGAATAATCAATACCAAAAAAATTAGGTTCGCTCATGGTCAGATCCTGTAGGCGACGACTTTGCCGCTAGCCAGCGTGACGCTTGTGAACACGCCTTCGATCTCGTCTCCAGCCATCAATGGGACCGACGTGAACGCATTGCCGGTTGCGTTTTGCACCGTAGCGGTGCTGATCACAGCATCAGCCACGGCATACAGCTTAAAAAACCTGCCGGTGTGTGCAGCCGTGTCGCTGATGTACTCAAAGCCAATGCTGTAGTCGTCCATGGTCAGCTCCTGCGAATAGCGACGTTGCCCGGTCCGCTAATTCTAAGGCCAGTCAGGTACCGCTCCATAATTGGTGGCACCTTATCCGCACCAACGGCGCCGTAGCCGAGGTTTGGCGTCACGTCAAGGCTGCCAATCTTGACGTTCTTGTAGTCTTCCAGTCCGCTCAGTCCAAGCCCATCAGGGTTGTTGTTCAGGTACGTTGCCAGCACGACCTGCGCATATTGCACCTGCGTTGGGATCTCGGTATCAGTAAAATAATCCGTCGTGATGCGGAACGGAAACCCCACCGCGTAGGTGTTGATATAGGTATCAGGCTTGCGCACGCCGGTACGCGGCCACTGCAGCGCCTGCGTATCGGTCGCCCGTGCGCCAAGGAATCGCTCACGGTCTAGCCGTTGCGTTGCGGTAAACAGTGCCCGGTTCTTCTGGTCAGTGGTAGCCGATGCCCATGCGGTGACATCAGCATCCTGCACAAAACCATCAATGATCGCTTGCGCTGCTGCCAGCGTCAGGTAACTGTTTGCGTCGGCCGCGCCTGGCGTGGCCACGATTGCTATTGGCATCGTCAGGCTCCGGTATGTCTAGTTTAGGCTCTGGCATAGAAAGAGAGGCCACCTCGGTAGAGGCAGCCTCACGATCACGCAGTCGCCGGAAAGCGAACAGCCCCATCAGACGCGCTTCAGCAGCACGGTGATGATCACACCAGCCAGGGTGGTGGTGGTGCCGGTGACATCCAGAGACAGGCGGTTGCCAGCCTCGAGGATGAGGTCTCCGTTGGTGGTGGTCAGAGCAGGGGTTTGCTCGGTAAGAGCAGTGCCCTTGAAGTTGATGGTAGCGCTGAGCAGATCATCGCCAGCGGTAGCGGCCTCGGTGCCTTGGCAACGACGAATCGTGCCAGTGACAGCCGAGGCATCATTACCGGCGGTGGCGTGGACCTCGCGGACGGCGACCACTTGGCACTTCACCGGAGCGGTGAAAAACTGCACATCAGCCACCGAAGAGGCGATGTAGTGGTCAGCAACGATGTACTGCTCTGTGGACAGTTCAAACTGGGAAGGTTGTGCCATGGTTAGTTACCTCAATCAAAGTTGGAGGTGTTGGTGGCGCGCACGATGCCGAGGTTCTTCAGCTCGTACACCTTCGACCAGTTGCCGACGGTTTCCAGTTGAGCGCGGGTCGGGTTGACCGTGGTCACGCCCCACTTAGCACCAACAGGGTGGTAGCAGTAGTGCAGGTCGATCGACATGGCATCGCTCTTGGCGAGGATGTCACGGTCGGTTTCGGTCTGCATTGCGAGCTGCTCACCGCTTGCCACTGCTCCTTGGGTGAAGAAGTAGGTGGCGTACTCAGTCGAGCTGCCGCTGCCGTCGGTTTGCACGTCGTCCGACACAATCACGCGCAGGCCCATGTAGGTGGGGACTGTGGGATTGCCGTAAGCATTGGCAATGCTGCCGCCTACGAAGTCGGTGACGCTGGAGGTCAGACGTGCGTCGGTCTCGGTCACGTAGTCAATAGCGCGACGCTCAACCAGGTCGTAGTAGACCTTGGAGTGCATACACACAGCAGCCAGCTTGTCGCCTTGGTCGCCCAGCAGGCTGCGGGCTTCGGCAACGTGGCGGGGGCTCAGCGTGGTGGGGGTGTCGCCAGACTCGCCGTCAATGGTCAGGCCAAAGAAAGCAGCAGAACTGGAGGTAGAACCCAGACTACCAAACACACCGGCCAGGCAGGACAGCAGGTCCTTTTGACGCTGGTTAGCAACGTAATCAGCGATCTTGGCGCCAATAGCAGCCATGGGGTCAGCGCCAGCAGCCAGGGCTGCAAGGTCGCGGGCCTCAAAGGCGCGGCCACGGTGCAGGATCACGCCGACTTGCTTGTCAGCGGTGATTTTGCCGGGGGTCAGCGAGGTGCTGTCGGTCAGCACTTCGAAGTCGCCGGACAGGTTGGCTTTCCAAAAAGGGACATTGATAAAGTCACCACCCTCTTGAGCATTCAGCTCCGCCAGAGGTTGCACCACACCGGAAGCCAGGAAGGCATCGCGCTGGGTGGTCTGCTCAATGACGTAAGGCGTAAATACCTCGGGGATGATGATGTCAGAGCGAAGAGTCGCCATGATTCATCTGGGGGGAATGGTTTACGGTGTGGGCGCAGCCCAATGCACCAGCGCAGCCGGTTGCAAATAGCTTAGCGGTTAGCTGTTGCTTTCATGCGGTCATACAGGTCACGGTCTGTACGAAACAGCCGCGCCTGTTCGGTCAGATTGAATGTATCCCTGTTGAACGGATTGGTCATCCCAGCAGGCACACCACCTGAACTGGCCCCTGCTGATGGTGCACCGCTGCCCTGCGGCTTGGGTTGCTTTTGCATCCAGCTTGGCAGCGTCTTGGCCCATTCGCTAACGGGTGTGCGCTGGTAACCATCGACCACCACGACAGTGCCGTCAGGGTCGCGCTCGATCTGGTCTGCGCTCAGCTTGGTCTTTAACACCATGTCCGGGTCGTGCACGATGTCGGCCAATGCCGTTACCGCTGGTGTACCAAGTTCCAGCTCACGCACGCGTGATTCAAGCTCTGCAATGCGCTTGTCCTTTTCTGCTGTTGCCTCGCGGAACTGCGCCTCTAAGGCTTGCCGTGCCTCTTGGTATTTGCCTTGAGATTCGAGCTGCTGCTGTTCGTGGTTGCGCTTGAACTCAAGCAGCTCATCGACATTGACGCCATCAGGCAGCTTGGGTGCTTTGGATTTTGCTGCGCGCAGCTCAGCAATCAGCTCCTGGTTTTTGCGCTCCAGTGCTTCAACACTGCGTTGCAAGTCAACCTCAGTAGCCGCAGGCTCTGGGGTTTGTGTTTCATCAGACATGGATAAGCCGCAGGCTTAATTACGCTGCCATCGTAATGGCGCGGTGTGATCGTGTCAAAGCGTGAATGGGACACACCTGTGCGGGAACCGTGGAACCCGCTGATTAAGCAGTGCCTTGATGCAGTGGACCGGCATGAGGAGCTGTACCGCAGCACCGGCAACGGATGGCACGCCGCCAAGGCACAAGACCTGCGGTGGTATGTGGCTGAGCTAAAGGATTGGATTCACGCGCAGGAGCGTGTCACCACTTCGCCTTATCCGCCCAGAACGCAGCGCTGAGCTTACCCTTGGCGATATTGGCCGCATGGCGAGCCTTGAATGATGCCCGTCTTGCTTTGTCTGCTGCCGATTCTCCTTTTCGTGCTGGTGAGCCAGACACGCCCTGCTGACCGAACCTGATCAGCTTGACGGTGTCGCCTTCTTTGGCCAGCACTACATGGGATTTGGTCGGGTGGTTTGGCGTGCGCTTGGGCTTGTTGTACCCCTCAAACTGCTCGCCGCGATAGGTGATCATTTCTTGGGTTTTCGCTTTTTGGCAGTCTTAGCGGCTGCCTTAAATGCGGCAGCCGTTGGACGGCCCTTCTCGCCTTTGCGCGCCATGCGTTCGTCGCTGCCAGATTCAATCCGCTCGCGCTTGGCGCGGATGTTGGCGTAGAGACCAGGTTTCTTTGCCATCACTTCTTGCCCTTTGGCTTGCGGGATTTGCCAGCTTTGGACAGGGCGATGGCGACAGCTTGCTTTTGCGGTTTGCCTGCTTTCATCTCAGCCTTGATGTTGGCTGAAATGGTCTTTTGAGAGCTACCTTTTTTCAGGGGCACCGTACCTAGCGCGGAGATGTTCCAAGGTTAGCTCCGACCCATCGTCGCGCACCAGCTTGGCTAGCGCGTTCTGCGGTCCGTACTTTTCTGACAGCCTGTCAAAGTAGGCAACCTTGCCAGCACCAAGCGCTTTTGCCTTAGTCGGCAGGTCTTGCTTAGCCAGCCACTGCCCGTAGGATTCATTCGCAGGCACCTGTCCCCCTTGGCTAGCGCGGGTGCCTGCTGGTGGCGGCGTAAACCCTAGCTCGTCGTAGTCAATGACTGGGATTGTCGTGCTGCGGCAGTTGAAGTGCTGCGGCGGTGTCGGGCCTTTGCCGTACTCAAACGTCTTGCCGTCCAACGCCCGGCAGATTGCGCTGGTGCGCGTGTCGAGCGTGGCGACGTACCTGTATTTCTTGGTGATGTCTTGATTGGCCTCATACACCTGCTGGCTGGCGCTGTTGGCCACCTGGTTAATACTGGTGCGCACCAGGGTGACGATCTGATTGTCGGCCACTGCTGTTGCCTGCCCACCTGCCGCGACAAGCTGCCGCACGTTACGCGCACGCTCGCCAAACTCAAGGCTGCCGATCAACCGCTTGGCGATGGCCGGTGTCGGTTCACCGGTTAACAGCCCCTGCCGCACCACCTGACTGAACCGCTCTGCCTGGTCAACGGCGATGCCACGGAATGCTTTGCTGACCACCTCGCCATTGGGCAGCGTAATTGTGGCACCTTGAGCAGCGGTAAGGCTGAACGTTGCTGGTGCACCTTGCACAGCAGCGAACAGGTCGTCGGATAGCGCCACCACATTGAGCTGCGTCGGGTCGGTTGTGACGACCGATTGCGCAAATTGCGGGCTGATCTCTACGGTGTTTACGGCGTCACGAGCGCCAGCCGGTAGCGCCTTGCGTAGC